TCGACGGCCTTGGCTTCGGCTTCCTTCGGGTCGCCGCCCAGGCCGCCGGGGCGATTCGCCTTCAGCAGAATCTGGTCGATCGCTTCCTTCTGTTCGCTGAGCTTGTCCAGCGACTTCGTGAGTTCCGCGACCTTGGCTTCCAGGTCGCCAAGAGCCTTGCCTTCGGCCTTCGCCTGGATCAGCGCGTCATTGGCCTTCTTGAACTGTTCGAAGGCTTCGCCCTGCTGGTCGATGACCTTCTTGATTTCGAGGATGTCCACGGTGTTCCTTTCGGGAATGAAAAAGGCCGCCCGGAGGCGGCCTGTTGCTTGGTGGTGATGGGTGGTAGCGGGCTACTTTGCGAAGACAGCGCCGCGTCGAGCGAGTGCGTCGCGCAGTTCGGCGAACGGATCGGGCTCACCCCGATCGGCCGCTTTCACGCGAGCGACGAATGCCACCGCCTGGCTCTTGCTCAGCCCTCCGACCTCACGAAGGAAGGCTTCTGCGTCTGCCAGCGATGTGATTTCTTCCAGGGACTTGACGGCAGAGATTCGGGCCTTGCCGTTGGCTGGAAACGTGACGAGGCTGACCTCCATGAGATCAACCTTCTTGAGCGTGCGGCGCGGCTCTTCCGGCTTGCTGCGCTGCGACCACTCCTTGGCGATGTAGCCGATGGACAGGCCGTCGATGGCCGGTCGCGGCTGCATCTTGAGCAGCGCGTATGCCTCGCGCCCGCGCGCCGTGTCGGCAAGCTTGCCGCTCACCTTCAGGCCGACGCCATCTTCTGAGAGCCCCGTCCAGATGCCGATGGGCGTCATATCCTCGGCGCCCATCCCCCAGCCGCCGTGCTGCAACAGCATTGCGGGCCAGACTCCAGACTTCGCGGACGCGGCCAGCGATTCGGCGAATGCGCCAGGCTGGATCACATCGCCGTAGCTGTCGACGTTGCCGAACACGGCGCCGTAGCCGTCGAAGGTCATGCCCTCGGATTCCGAGGCCGCAAGCTTTAGCTCGCGCAGACCGAAACTCGCGCGTTCCATTGATCGCACTCCTTTAAGGTGTCGGTGCTGGCGCTGCCGCCGGCACATTGGTGGCAACCGGCAACTTCGCCGCGTCGCCGCCCATCGGGTTGCGCTCTTCCAGCTCGCGCACTTCGTCCTGCGTCATCCAGGCCGGCGAGCCGCCGGAGCCCAGCGCCTTGCTGAAGTAGTCGGCGCGGTCCTTCGCGGAAGCCCGCAGCAGCCCAGAAACAACGTGCTTGGTGTAGTAGCCCTGCTGAATGGCCTTCTTGCCCAGCAGGTAGGCGTTGGCCGACTTCTCGACGCGCGTGTACAGAGGCAGCATCGTCAGCCGGTCATGGGCCTCGAAGAACGCTTCGGCGCTGGCAAAGGTGGCCGTCTTGTCGGCGTGGCCGATGGCGATCGGCAGCACGCCCATCGCGCGGCAGATTTCCTCGACCTGGTGCCGGCGCGTTTCCAGGTGCTGGGCGTCAACGCCGGTCATCGCCTGCTGCAGCCACTTCGCGCCGCGGTCGACGATCATCGGCAGGCCGCTGTTCTCGCCGCTGTGGTTGTCGGACAGAAACCTGCGCAGATCCCTGTACTGCGTAGGGCTGAGCGTGCCCTCTACGCTGTACGTGCCGGTGGTGCTCACACCGTTCTTGAACAGCTTCGCGTGCTGCTCTTCCGACGAGATGGCCAGGCCGACCGCTTCGCGCGCCAGGTCCATCGCGTCCATGCCCTGCCAGCCGTTCCAGCTCTCCCCGCGGATGTGCCAGATCGCCTCCTCGGGGAAGTCCTCAGACCGCCCGTTGTCCATCGTCACCTTGTAGGTGATGGTCCCGCCAGCGGCTCGGCTCGGCTCGACTGAGCCCGGCTCCAGCGGGATCAGTTCCATGATCTCGCCGCCCAAGCGATTGATGAACGAGTAGTGCCGCCCGGTCATCGCCAGGTGCAGGCCGATGGTTTCCCGGTACTCGAAGCCGGTTTGCCAGGGGTTCGGTTGTGTGTCCAGCAGGTAGTGCAGCGGGTGGTCATAGGCCACCTGCTTTGAGCCGTTCACGTCGCGGAACACCTTGAACGGCACCGAGGCCAGGCCCTGCGACTTCACCCGAGCGCAGGCCAGTACGGTGGCCACGCGGATGGCGGTCTGCCAGTTGATCGCGGCCCCGGTCTTGGCGAGGCGCGACCCGTAGATTTCGCGGAACAGTTCGAGCGAGCTGCTTTTGCGCTCGATGGACCCGAGAAAGAAGCTCATCAGCGCTTCGCCGCCAGGATGCCCAGCGCCATCGCCGCGAGGCCGCCAACGATGAGGCCGGCGGCCGGCAGAAGCATCCATGCGCCAGCAGCCACGGAAGCGGCGCCGAGCACCAGCAGCACGTCGGGAACCCACTTCATGCCGCGACTCCTTCGGCGGCTTCCCAGAACGACTTCTCAGCATCCGGGCTGCGCCCCATTACCTCGACGGCGTTGAACAGCGCCATCAGCGGATCGATCTTGGCGCTGCCGCTCGTCTGCTTCGTGATCAGGATGCTGTTGGCGCGCGCCTCGACCTTGGCATTGCCGACGCACCAATCGGTCAGCGCCTGCTCCGCATGCGTCAGGGTGCCGCTCGACAGGTACAGCTCGGTCGACTTGATCGACGACCCGAGGCGCCAGCCCTGGCTGACAGGCTCGATTTCGTCGTCGGGATAGCCGGCCGCGTTCAGCGCGTCCAGGGTTTGCTTGATGCACGCCGGGTCGACGCCGATGGCCTTGCGCTTGCCGTCCTGCAGCGTGCCCAGCTTGCCGGCGTCGTCGATGCGCTTGATGATGGCCACGCACTGGGCGCAGGCTTCCTCGATCTTCGGCACGATGACCAGTTCGCCGGCATCAGCGAAGTCCTGCAGCCGCGGCGCGATGTCCTTGCGGCGCTCCAGCACGATCGGCAGCGCCCAGGCGCGCGACCAGGACAGCAGCGCGCCGGTGCCGGCTTCGCGGCCCAGCACGGTCAGCCCGTACAAGTCATCGTTGCCGCCGCCGTCGATGCCGACCGTGACGACATCGCTGCGGCGCAGCAGGCTTTCCAGGGTCAGGTCGGCGTCCGCCTGCTGCTCCCAGAAGTCGGCGCCGGCCCAGCGGTCGGACATCAGCGCCAGGCCGATCTCGACGTTCAGGTGTTGCGATGCCCAGGCCCGCAGTTCGGCGTCGCCGGTGTCCCTGGCTGTCTCGAATTCCTCTTCAAGCCGCGGCAGGGTGATGGACCGCCCCAGGTTCGGCGTGACCATCGCCCAGTTCTCGGGGTTGGTCCACTGCTCCCGGTCCTTCTGCATGTCGCGCGGGAACTCGAACAGCATCGGCAGCATGACGCCCTTGCGCTTGCCGTCGCGGATCTCGCGCGCCTTGGTCAGCTCGGCAGCGAACACGCCGGATGGGGCATCCTCGCTCTGCGTCGTGATGAACGCGAGGAATGCCTCGTCGAATGGCAGCATGCCGCCGCGCAGCTGGCGGATGGCGCGATCGGCCTTGGCCATCGATGCCACGACGTGCAGCTCGTCGATCAACGCGCCGCCGCTCACCTTCTGCCCGGTCAGCACCCTGGGGTCGAAGGTCATGATCTCCAGCGACGCGCCGGTGCGGCGATGGATGATGGTCTTCTTGTGGTCGCGGGCGTGGAAGAGCTTCTTCAGCACACCGTCCAGCTCGATGGCGCCGGCCACGGCTTCATAGGCCTTTTCGGCAACGTCCTGCACCGGAGCGGTCAGGATGAATGTGGCGTCCGGCCGCTCATTGAGCAGAAGCGCGGTCAGCATCAGCAGCGCGCCGTTGGTGGTCTTGCTGTTCTTCTTCGGCACCAGCAGCAGCAGCTCGCGGATCATCCGCCGCCGCGTGGCGCGGTTGTAGCTGCCGAAGAACACCCGCACCAGGTCGAGGAACCACTCGCCGCAGGCCTCGGCCATCGTCGGCGTGCCCGGCACATCGTGCAGGCGCAGCTTCTTGAAGATGGCCACCGCGCGCTCGCCCTCGGCGGTGTAGATCGGCAGGTCCGGCAGCAGCGAACGGCCGGCCTTCAGCCGCTCGATCCAGTCGGCGCAGCTCAGATCCCAGGCGGCAGCGGTCATTGCAGCGACGAGGCGGGCAGCAGGTTGCCCCATTCGGTTCCCACCGGGGCAGTTTGCGCGTCGACCTGAGCCTGTTCTTTCTTGCCCAGGACCGGAGTCTTCGGCGCGGCCGGCGTAGCGGTGGGTGCGTCCGGCTGCTCGGGCTGCGGCGCGGCCGCAAGCTGCGGCTCGGCCGCCAAGTAGGCCTTGGCCGCGCCGCTGTTGCCACGCTTGGCGGCGGCATGCAGGCCCTGGAAGACCTCCATGCGGCGCTCCAGCGCACCCTTCGACAGCTCGGCCTCGTAGTGCTTCACCAGGGTGTCGCGGTCGATGCCGATGGCAATGGCGATTTCCTCGCGCGTCATCCCGGCGCCGGCAGCGATCGACACCCGGCGGCGTTGCGCAGGCGTCGGGGCATGCGGCGGCCGGCCTCGGGCTCGTTTTGCTCCCGAAGTGGCTTTTGTCGGCATGGTTCAGTCGTCGGGTCGGGTTTTCACCGACCAGGAAAAAAAGCTGCGAATGGGACTACACGCGGTCCTGACCTGGGGCAGCTGTAAGGATTTGACCCCCCCTACCCCCTTTGAGCGAACCAGGCAGCCTCATCCCACACCAGGCCGCGCGACTCCGCTGCGGTCTTGGCCTTGTGAGGCTCGTCGCTGATCGCCTGCAGGTTGGCGTCTGCGTCCGTCCCGCCGCGCGCCCTGGGCACGATGTGGTCGACGGCTTTCGCTGCCACTACCAGGCCATGACGCAGCGACGGCTGACACAGGCCATGGTCCCTGCGCATGACACGCTCCCGGGCCTTGTCCCACTCGGAGCCATAGCCTCGTTCGTGCCGGCTGCCGCGGGCCTTGTCGCCGAAGCGCGTTGTACTGGTGCTGGCCAGCCTTGGCGCCGATGCGCCGATGCGCGGCGGTAGCGCCTTAAGTCTGCCCATGCTGTGCCCTCGCCCGCCGCTGTACCCAGGAGAACGCAGGGCCAGCTTGTCACCACGTCTCGGGGTGCCGGTGTTAGTCGCACCGCCGGCTGGCTATCGGCTGTTGGCCAAGGGCTGGCGCCCGAGTGCTGGCCTGATGCCGATGCAGAAACGACAAAGCCGGCTCTAGGCCGGCTCTGTTTTGAGCGCTGATGGCGCCGCCTCCACAAATGGACGGGCTGGCCTACGCGCAGTTGAGCGCGACTATACCAAAACCCTGCGATTCACAAGCATCTGCCTGCCATTGCGGATCAGCAGGGCCAATCCTTCGATGCTTTCGCCAAACGATTGGGCAGCCTGTCTCGGGTTGTTTCGCCTGATGTAGCACCACGAGATAGCCAGCCTGTTGCGCTGCGGTAGATGGGTGACGGCCTTCTGCGCAGCCTGCGCCTTGATCACGTCGATTGGCTCGGCGGCCAGCGAGCCGTAGACCTGATTGGCATCAGTGCTGCGGTACTGGCGGAACATCGGGCTTGAACTGTTGCCGGCGCGGTTCATCGACCATCTGGCCCAGTTGATCAGCCACGCATCAATGTCTCGGTGGGCTGGCTCGACATAGTTGAAATCGACGTACTGCATCCGCGCTCCGGTAGACTTCGGGTTCTCGACGCCCGCTACCTACCGAAGCCCCGGAACTGTTTGCGCAGTCCGGGGCTTCTGCTTACAGCGCCTTCAATAGATCGCGCAATGCCGCGAGCTTGGTGCCACTGTCCGCGGCGCTCTTTACTTCGTCGTCGACGCGAACGGCCGACGCCTCTATCCTGTCCGCAATATTGGTGAGGATCGCCGCCATCGACCGCGCATCCTCTTCCGTTTTCATGGCCAGCGCGCGCAGGTCTGAAGCGCACGAATCAAGCTGATGCATCGCGGTCACTGCGGGCTCTGATTCGACATCAGCTCTCACTGCCAACGGAACCAGTTGCGGCGGACTTGTGACAGCTCGAAGCTGGGGCGGCACCTTTGCAACAACCGCAGGTTCCGTTTTCTCGCGCTCTGGGCGCACAAACACGCCGCGCACCAACTCCTTGATCAATCCTTGCTCAACCAGGCCAGCAAGAGCGCTCGTGATGACCCTGTGGTCACTCTTGTGCCCGTTCTGAGAAAGAACAACAACGATGTCGTGCGCCTTGAATTCTTGATTCGTCGGCGCGGCCTCATAGACTTTTCGCGTGATACCGGTAAGCCCGCGTGCGAGTGCATCCTGTCGTGCTGGGGTCATGGTCTGTGCGTGCTCCTTGAGTGCATCGTGATACCCGCGCCCATATGCGCGACGGGCCAAGCTCACCTTTTCCGATGGCGGTTTCAGGGCTCAACCTCTACTGAGTGACATCCCACTCCACCAACGCCGCTGCATGCCCCATCGCCCCGGCCGGCAGGCCCTGCAGGTCGGTGGTGCGCAGCACGGCGCGGGCCATGAGCTGCGTCTCGCCGGCCGGCAGGGTGATGACGACGGTGTATCGCAACGGCAGCTCGGTGCTGCCCTGCGCCAGCGGGTGCGCGCCCTGGGTTGCCACTGTGGGCGCCGGTGCGGTCAGGCCAACGGCCAGCGTGCCGTGCGCCGGGTAGTGCACGCCGAGGCGCACGCTGCCCTCCAGCCGCACGCGCACGGCGGCCTGCTGGTCGAGCTTGACGGTGGGCCCCTGCAGCGGCAGCACCAGCAGCGCGGCTCCGATCGAGGCATCGCCGCCTTGGGTGCTGCTCGTGCCCGATGCCAGCTGCTGCGGCTCTTGGCTGCTGCCA